AATGCCAGACAATCAGCAATAGATGCTGGTTACAAGGATGGTAAATACATAAGCAACCAAGCCTGCAATTTAAAGAGGCAGTTAGCGAATCAGATACAGAAGAGGATGCTTGAGATGTTTGTAGATCATACGCCTAAAGCGTTTTCTGCAATGAAGGCATTAATGGAGGAATCTGAATCGGATACGGTGAGATATCAAGCTGCTAAAGATTTAATGGATAGAGCAGGGTTTAAGGCTACGGATAAGGTACAGATTGAAGAAGATAAGAAGGATATAAAGCAATTAGAAGCAGAGCTTGTGTCTTTAGTAGGTCGTGAGAAAGCGGATGTCTTGTTAGGTAAAGAAGAACTAAAGACCAAGGCTGCGCCTTTTATTATTCCTGAGATGAAAGAAGAACCTATTGGAGCAATCAACTGATGGCAAAGTCACCAGCATGGCAAAGGAAAGAAGGTAAATCCAAGTCTGGTGGATTGAATAGGAAAGGTATTGCTTCTTATCGTAGGCAGAATCCTGGAAGCAAATTAAAAATGGCTGTTACGGAAAGAAAGCCTAAAGGCAAACGTGCAGCAAGGAGAAAGTCTTTTTGTTCTAGGATGTGCGGAATGAAGAGAAGATTAACATCTGCAAAGACAGCAAGAGATCCTAATAGCAGGATTAATAAGTCATTACGGAAATGGAGATGTCGGTGTTCTTGATTGTGAGTCGTAAGGAAGCGGCTCCAAATGGAGAGGTTAGGTTTGCTCCTCTGGTCTAGCCTCTCCAACTTCCATGAAACAGAAGAAAGACTATAAGCAAGTTGCATCGAATGTATTAAAGCAACAAGGGATTAAAGAAGAACTTATACCTAGATTTGCAGGATACATTTCTCAGGAACTTAATGATGCATTTAAGCTTGGTGGACCAACAGAAGCAGGAAGAAGAGCATTAAAACATGAGACTAGAAAAGCTCCTAATGCAAAACCTGTTGCGAAAGCAATGCAACAAGTCTGGTTGACTTATTATGGAGACTTACCAAAAGCAGAACAGGACAAACCAAGTATCAAAGCAGTCTATTCTGAAATCAGTAAAAGAAATATTGGAAACATTGTTAAACAAGGTTTTTCCGTTACGTCCAAAGCAGATGATATGCGGATACGGAGAACCATTGATGTTGAACCAGACGCGAACCCTTTTAAGGGTGAAGTAGATTCTAATAAGACTGCAGGACTTAGACCTGATCAGGTTAAGAATAAAGACAAGCTAGTACCCAAGGATATCAAGAGTAATGTTTCGTCTAAGCAAGGTGCTATCTGGGAAGAAGCAAAGAACTATGGAGTTGATCCAGAAGTTGAGCAAAGAGCAAAAGCTAGACGGAATGCAGAGATTGATCTTAGACCAGCACTAGGTACAGAGAAGTTAAGTCGCTTTGTTAGAAGAAAACAGATGAAGTTTAATCCTACAAAACAAGCTAGAGGACAGAAAGGTGCTGACTTAGGTGCATTGGTATCAGGGCAAAAGATCCTTGAATGACGGACGTAGAACAAGCGGTCAAAGTCTTACAACAGCTTACCGAACTCAAAGATACCAACAGGATTCATTATTACCACCCTTATGGTTATCAAGTTGAGTTTCATAAAGCGAGAGATCTTAACAAGAATAGAGCAAAGCAGAGGCTGCTTATGGCAGCGAATAAGGTTGGTAAAACCTACTGCGGTGCTGCCGAACTAGCAATTCATGCACTTGGAGATTATCCAGATTGGTGGGAAGGACATAAGTTTGATTCTGCAATCAAGATATGGGCTGCAGGAAACACAACAGCAAACACTAGAGATATTGTTCAAGCAGAGCTATTAGGCGAACCAGGAGATCCAGAAGACTATGGTAAAGGACTTATTCCTAAAGACAGGATTGTTCACACAGACAGGCTACCTGGGATTCCTAATGCCTATTCTGCAGTTACTGTTAGACATGCATCAGGTAAGAACTCAAAGATCTGGTTCAAGTCTTATGAACAGGGCAAAGAACAATGGATGGGTAAAGCAGTAGACATTGTATGGCTAGACGAAGAACCACCACAGGATATTTATTCACAAGGACTCAGAGCAACCTTGAAAACTCAAGGACTAATCTTCATGACCTTTACTCCAGAGAAAGGTATGACGAATACAGTTGCTCAGTTCATGAACGATTTGAAACCAGGACAACAGCTGTATCATGCAACTTGGGATGATGCACCGCATTTAGATGAACAAACCAGGAATGAAATACTTGCAGCATTACCTCCGCATGAAAGAAATATGCGATCAAAGGGGGTTCCTGTTCTTGGTTCAGGATTGGTTTATCCGATTGACGAAGACTCTATCAAGATCCCTGCGTTTCAGATTCCAGAATACTGGCCTAAAGTCTGTGGGATTGACTTTGGTTGGGATCACCCATTTGCTGCAGTATGGGTTGCATGGGATCGTGAAACAGACACGATCTACGTCTATGACTTATACACAATACGTGCTGAAACACCTATTGCTCATGCCCATGCAATACGTTCTAAAGGCGATTGGATACCTGTGGCATGGCCTCATGATGGTATGCAACATGACAAAGGTTCTGGCGATCCACTTGCTAAACAGTATCGTCGGCTTGGTGTTAATATGCTTGGTAGCCATTTCAGCAATCCCGACGGTGGTTTTTCTATTGAGCCAGGTATCATGGACATTCTGCAGAGAATGCAGTCAGGGCGTTTTAAAGTATTTGAACATCTTGCCGAATGGTTTGCAGAAATGCGGATGTACCATCGAAAAGAAGGAAAGATCATTAAAGAACGTGATGACATTATGAGTGCAACTAGATACGCAACCATGTCAGTACGTTACGCAACCATACATAAAGAAAAACCAAGAATGGAGTACGCAATCGGTACTCAAGACTTAGAATATCAATACTTTTCTTAGGAGATACTATGGGCGGTTCATCTTCAGGTGACAATGAAGTTGTTAAAAAAGTAGCAAAAGAAACTGGCTATACAGGTTCAGATTTAGATAAGGCAGGACAGGCTACTGAAAAAGCAGTAACAGGTGGTGTAAAAGAAACAGCAAAAAAAGTAGATAGGTTTGCAGAACAAAGCGGATATAAAGATTCAGGCAAAGTTGATTATGCTGCTAGATTTGGAAATTTTACAGAATCCGTAAAGAAATCTGATTTAGGAAAAGCAGTAAGCACTATTGCAGATAAATCTGGATTTACAGGATCTGATGCTGATAAGGCATTGCAAAAAATAGAAACAGAATCAAAAAACATAGTTAACCAAACAAGTGATTTTGTAAAAAACCCTTCTGGTGTTGTTAATGCTGCAATTGATCGTGCAAAAAACTTTGGTGCTGAAACCGCAGGAGAAGTAAAAGATGCTTTTGGAGCTTACGAAACTGCAGGAAAGAATATTGAAACTACTGGACAGAACATTGTTGGTGCATTCCAAGACACGTTTCAGACAGGAATGAATGCAGCTTCTGCATTAGGACAAAACTTAGCAAATCAACTAGGTACAGCATCTGGAGACAAAGGTGGTCTTAAAGGCAAAGCAAACATTGCTGATTTACTAGAACAAAAGAGAAAAGGCAGAAGAGGTGGCCTTAGTAGATCAGGTACTTCAAGAACTCTTATTACAGGAAAAGTCTGATGGGTGGAACAGTCGGAGAACAAGCAGATACTTTTTTAAATGCAACTGTTGGTCAAGCTTTAGGAAATAAAAACTTTTCGCAAATCAAAAGTTCTGCAGAAGACATCCAAAAACATTACGGAGATCAAATCACCAACATGATTAGAAATCCAATGGAAGATATGGAAGATACTGTAAGTGAAACAACAGAATCTGCTAAAAATGCTAATCCATTTTCCATGGGATCTTACGGAAACAGTATGCGCCAAAGACGTAAATCAGGGTTTGGTCGAAGACAAACATTTAAAGGTCTTACAGGCTGATGGATTTATTTACACAACTAACGTCAGAACTAGCATCCTTAAAAGATTCTAGACGTAACTGGGAAAACACTTGGCAGGAAATAGGGGATCTTGTTTCTCCTAATAGAAGTGATTTCCTTACGCTTAGAACTGCAGGAGAGAAACGTAGAGAAAAGATTTTCGAATCTACACCTTTACGTGCCTTAACTAGATTTTCTTCTGGTATGCACAATCTATTGACTCCCAGCACACAAAGCTGGTTTGAGTTAAAGATGAGAAATAGTGCATTGAATCAGGAGCGTGATGTTCAGCTGTGGTTGGAAGAATCAACAAGAGTATTAATACAGACCTTTAACAGACCGCATAACAACTTTCATCCGTCAATGCATGAATACCTATTGGATTTAGGTGCATTCGGAACAGGTGTTATGCATATCAGAGATATACCTGGACAAGGGCCATACTTCTCTAGCTATCCACTCTATAACTGTTATCTAGCTAAGAATGATATGGGTCGTGTAGATACGATCTATCGAGTCTACGAACATACAGCAAAAGAAGTATTAGAAGCATTTGGCGAAGAAAAACTGCCTGACAAAGTAAAGAAAGCTTTAGAAGCAGGAAAGTATTACGACAAGTTTGAATGTGTTCATGCAGTTAAGCCTGTATCAACTTTCAAAGATGCTCCTATTAAACGATTTCCGTTTGTCAGTATCTACTTCATGCCTACTGCTAAAACCATTCTTAACGTAGGTGGTTTCGAGTCATTTCCATTTGTATGCAGTCGTTGGGAAAGAAATGCACAAGAAACTTATGGAAGAGGTCCAGGTGCTGAAGCATTAGCAGATGTCAAAATGCTTAATGAGATGGAAAAGACTTATCTCAAAGCATTACAAAAGATTGTAGATCCACCACTTATGATTCCTGATGACGGATTCTTAAATCCTATTAGAACGACACCAGGAGGAATCAACTACTATCGATCAGGACTAGGTAAAGACGAAAGAATCTTTCCAATGCCTTCTGCACAACGAGTAGACATTGCAGAAGCAAAGATGTCTCAAGTCAGACAGAACATAGAAAAGTCTTTTTACCTAGACATGATGGAATTACCAGGACCTGTAGCAAACGATGGTGATGTCCTTAGATTTACGGCTACAGAGGGTCAAGCAAGGCAA